AGGCCAGTAGAATCAAATTCACCTGTTGAGATGCCAGCAGGATCACCGTCAATTCTAACAACTTCAGCCATATAACCATCCAAGTAATAATAGGCACTAACGTGATAATCCCCGAAAGTACAAAAGTTATCAGCTATACCTGCACTACCAAAATTATCATTTAAAGTGTAGTTTGTTTCTGTGTTGAAATCTGTTATTCGCTTTCCATTAACTTTAAAAATATTACGATTAGAAGCTACGGATTGAGTCGTATCAAAAAGTAGTTCAACATGATACCAACCTGTATCTCTGAAGACTTGAGTTGTGATTAGGTGACACTGAGCAGTAATACTGGAGTCTCTATCTAAATAAACTAAGGTACTATCTGTGTTTATACCAAGATAATTTAAACTATTTCCAGAAGACTCAGTTATACCCCACGTAAAATGAAATATACCCCTACTGGTAAAATATATCCAAAAGGAGATATACATCTTTTGCGTACTGCTTCCTGCAACCTCTGTACGAACTAGATTTTGAGAATTACCACTTACATATAAAGCAGAGTTCTCTATTGATACCAAATCAGCACCACCACTTGCATTAGCTGCTGCTGCCATTAATAAATTATTTTGAAACATTAACTATATTCCTGTGATAAGATTGCTTGAATGTTTTCACCTGTTCCATCACTAGATACAGATGCTACTATGTAATCTAAACGATCTACTGCTCCAGCAGAAGTTGAGAAGGTAGGATCAGTTCCAGTAGGAAACTTCCAACATGCATTATATGACAGTGTACCACTGCCACCTGACTGTACAAAGAAGATACTTCCTACTTGGCCTACGACTGCACCAGTAGGTCTTGCCAATGTATGAGCAGCAGTCACTGTTGTTAAGAAGTTTTGCGCTCCACCAAACCCAAAGGATACACTGGTTACACCATTGATAGCTGTTGTATGTACATTAGCTGCTGCTGACTTAGTTAAGTAGAATGTACCTGCTGTAGATACATTACCACTAATCCTTACTGTTCCTAAGAAACCTGCATTACCTGCAACAGTTACTGTGCTGAGTAAGTTAGTAGCACCACCTACACTGAGGGTAGATGCTAAACTTACAGCACCACCAACTGTGGCTGTACCTAGTAGATTAGTATTACCAGAGACTGATACGTCATCCTTGAATGTAGCTGCTCCGACTATTGTAACTGTGCTTGCAAAGTTAGCTGCTCCTCCTACTGAGGCTGTACTCTGAAGATGAGCAGCCCCTACAACTGTTACAGTAGAAGCGAAGACAGCCGCACCTCCTACAGAAACTGTGCTTTGAAGATGTGCTGCACCTACTACAGTCACAGTAGAAGCAAAGGTAGCTGCTCCACCTACTGAGACTGTACTTTGAAGATGAGCAGCCCCAATTACAGTTACTGTACTCTTTAATACTGCTGCTCCTTCAATGGATGTAGCTCCTGCTACCCTGACTGTGCTTAAAAATCCTGCTGCTCCAGTTATTGTGGCTGTACTTAGTAAGTTAGTAGCACCACCTACACTGAGGGTAGAAGCTAGGCTGGCTGCTCCACCTATTGTGACTGTTCCTAATAAGTTTGTATTACCTGATACAGATACATCATCCTTGAATGTTGCTGCTCCAACTACTGTGACAGTAGAAGCAAATACTGCTGCTCCTCCTACAGATACTGTACTCTGAAGGTGTGCTGCTCCAACTACTGTGACTGTTGATCCGAAGTTAGCTGCCCCACCCACTGTGACTGCACTCTTAAGGGCTGTATTGCCTCCTACAGTGACAGTAGATGCAAAGATAGCTGCACCTCCAATAGATACTGTGCTTTGTAAGTGTGCTGCTCCTCCTACGGTTACAGTAGAGTTTAATCCTACTGCTCCGACTACTGATAGTGTGCCACCTATGGAAGCATTATGTGTTACTCTGAGAGTTGATACTGATACATCACCTGATGTTGGTACATTTGTTAAGTTAGAACCATCACCGTAGAATGCTGAAGCACATACTTTAGCATTAGCTGCTTGTAGATTAGCTCCTACTATAGTTACTGTAGATGCAAACGTAGCTGCTCCACCTACTGATAAGGTACTTTGTAGATGTGCTGCACCTACGACTGTGACTGTACTTTTAAGTAATGCTGCTCCCTCTATTGAGGTTGCTCCTGCTACTCTTAAAGTTGATCCAAAACCTGCTGCACCTGCTATGGTAGCTGTGCTGAGAAGATTAACTGCTCCTCCTACAGAGAGTGAAGATGCTAGACTTACTGCTCCTCCTACTGTGACTGTACCTAGTAATCTTGTATTACCACTTACTGAGACATCATCCTTGAATGTGGCTGCACCTACAGCAGCAAAAGTACCACTAACTGATACATTACCACCTGCATGAATATATCCTGATACAGATATGTTGGTAGTAACTCCTAATTCAGCTTCAACATTACTGAGATTAGATCCATCACCATAGAAGTAACTTGCTGTTACATTACCATTTACATTAACATTAGCACTGACTGAGACATTACTATTGAATACTGCTGTACCCCCTACGGATACATTACCTGCTACATCTAATTTACCAGAGACAGATACATCATCTTTAAATTCTGCTTTACCTGTGATTGTTCCTGTACCTGCTACTGCAAGAGTACCACCAAGAGAAGTATTACCTTCTACTGATACATTACCTTTAACTCCTAGAACACCACTGACTGATACGTCATCTTTAAAAGTACCTTTACCTACGACTGTGACTGTAGAACTAAATGTAGCTGCTCCAGTATTAATTAAGGTTCCACCTATGGAAGCATTTGTTGCAACATTAAGATCTCCACTGACTGAGACATCAGCTTCAAAGATCGCATTGCCTGTAACTGTGACTGCACCATTTATATAAGCATTGCCTACTGAGATACTTCCCCCAATAGAAGCTGTTATTCCTGAAAGGTTTGATCCATCTCCAAAGTATGCTGAAGCACATACTTTATCTGCTACAGAAAGATTACCAGATACGCCTAGATTACCATTAATTTGTACGGCATTAGTTGCTATCTTAATAGCTGTCTGTGTTCCGTCTGCTGTCTGTATACCTACTAATGAAGTCGTAACACCTGTACCTGTGGTACTTGCATTAACAGTCAGTATAGATCTGTATGTATTAGATATAAGTTTACCATTAAAATCTGTCATATTCCGTCCCACGTTCTATTTGCAAGTTGCCAAGTTGTATTACCTATAATAGGAGCTAAACTCTGAGGATCAATCGTAATCCATGCTGCATATTCATCCCATGTTATTCCTCTGCCACCTGTATCAGGTCTTGGATTTCTAACTCTAGGATTATCCTTAACATTAGGTACTTTGTTTAGTGGACTATTCTTTAAATCATATTGTCCTTCGAAGTCTTCAGGGCAAACTAGAAGACCATAACTATTCATTCTCATAACCCTATGTGGATACGTAAATCCACAAGTGTCACACATTGCTAGTGTTTTACTGCTTACTGCCATCAACTATAAAATGCTAAACGAGGCAAGAGATATAGAGAAGCACGTTCTCTATCTTCTTCCATTGCTCGAAATAACATATCCTCGTAATTCTGTTTAAGCATTGCTATCCTTGTATCTGCAACCAGTGGACGCTTCATAGACATATAGTAAGCTAGTCCACAAGTCAAAGGTGGTAGAAATCTTTTAGGTAGATCAGCATTCTGATCAGCAGACCTATTAACATCCTGTAGTTCACTGACTATTTCTACCTGTAGAGTATCAGTAGAGTTCTCTGGTATAGGCCAGAGAGATAATACAGGGTTATCCCTGCCTCTCCTAATGCTATACTGAGTAGGTCTGCCTGTCTGAGTAGGTGCTGGAATAAGAAGATATTCTTCTGGACTAATTCTGGTAAGCTGTATATCTGAGCTATTTCTTCGTAGAACTACCTCAAGTGCATTAATAGTGCTGTCACTTAAGTTATAGGAAGTCACACTTGTAGATAGTGTTATGCTGCTTGTATTAGTTGTCCATAGAAGTATGCCTCTGTTCTGCCAATCCTTAAGCATGAGGTTGATAGAACGCCTAGCTGAAGCAGGTTCATGGCCTAGAGTATCCTCTCCACCAATCATCTCACTTGCTTCTTGAATTACTTCATCTATATCTAAGTTGAAGTTATATGTTCCTGATACTGCCATATTAAATTCCAAGCTTTCTAATTCTATTCAAAGCCCCTTTTATATATGAAGAAAACATATTACAAAAGATAAAGGGACATATACCATGTATAAGAAGAGCTATCATAATAAGCATTCCTCTCATACTCTCAAACCAAGTAAACTT